CAACGCTGGCTGATCTATCGGCGCCGAGAGATTTCGGGAAATTAGCTGGCTCAATAAGCCCGGCAAAAATATCTGACGGCGTTTGGGAGGTGGACAGCCCAAAAGAATATTCACCTTATATGGAGTGGGGTACTAAGTCTAAGGTCAATATTCCATCCGAATTATCGTCTTATGCTTCTCAATTTATGGGTGGCGGCGGCCAGAGCGGAAACGTTAAGCAGATGATATATGACTGGGTATTAAGAAAAGGGTTGGCAAAGTCAGCACAATGGCCAATATTTATTTCTATAATTCGCAAAGGAGTAAGGCCACATCCTTTCTTTTTCAGGCATAGGCCAGTAGTTGAGCAGCAACTGATCGGCGATTTAAAGCAGTTAATTGAATCAATAGATTGAGATGAAAGACACGATGAAACCTTTCAGGAAAGCCATTTATGACCGTTTGAAAAATAACGTGGTTTATAAATCTACTGCCGTTGCTATATATGACGAAAAAGTATTCACCGGGGAAACGCCTATTGTTTATATCCTGTTTGGCACCCAGCGAGAACAGAATGTCGATGATACAGATTGCGCCTGGGAAACCCGATCAAGTATAGACATATTAATTATATCCAGGACACAGTCAGAAACGTCGAAAGACGTTCTCGACGATATTTCTAACAATATTCTGGATTTATTATTAAATTTGCCGGGGAGTGATAATCTGGCAGCGCAAACGGGGTTTAAAATTATATACCTGAAAAGGGAAAGTGCAGTTTGCGGATTACTTCAGATTTCACCGACAGAAACGATATTACAAAAACAATTAACTTTGACAGCGACAATTATTCAAAATTAAAAATCTTCAGCCATGAGCGTTCCAACCCTTGTTCTTTCAAATGCAGTTCCCTTCGCAATTAGTACTGACGGAGGCGTAACATATAAAAATGTCGTTTGTAAAAAATTATGGGATTATACCGGAACGGCTGAATTAATACAGGAGCCTACCGATTGCGATGTGCTAACGGCAGTAGGGGCGATAAAGAACTCTTTTAATTTTGAGTTTGTACTCAATACTACTCCGAATGGCGCCAGTGAGTGGGGTTCTAACTCCGTGATGGGATGGTTTCAAAACAAAACGCAGATCACGGTAAAAGTTAGCAACGGTACGACTTTTATCCGTTCAATAGCGGGTTATATTTCCACTTATAACGAAACTGCTGCCCAGGGTGGCATGGTTACCGGCAAAGGAACTTTCAGCGGATCAGGTTCATTAAGCACATCATAATATGGCTGCAGGACTTAATTTATTTCCACGTCAAAGATTTGAACTTATCCTTTCGGATGGTTCAATTATTGCCGGTCAGTTCGGGACACAATCGACAGCACTTTTCGGGCAAAGGAAAAACTTTACTTTATCCGAGATTTATAAAAACTTCGTCATTGAACAAAAAGACGAAGAGGATAACGTCGTATATGACGTAAGACTTCACGATATTATTGAATTTATTCTTTGTGCCTGCGAGTCAGCAGCAAGATTAAAGGGGGATAGGTTCAATTTCACTTCATCTCAACTTTGCCAGTGGGTTGATGATTATACTTTCGATACCGGCATACCTAATGTATTAATTACACTATACGGGCATTCAGTTGCGCAGGCTAAAGACGAAAAAAAAAATCAGGAGCAACCGGCTACCATTTAGAATGGGACGAACTGCAGCGCCGGTTTTATTGTGCCTGCCCGGACCCGGATATATTCTGGCGAAGCACTTTCGCAGAGGTATTACTTATTATACAAGGTTTTGAGGACAGGCAAAGGATAGAGCGCAGAAATGCGTATAACCTTTATTGCGCTTGGACAGAAAAACCCGTTTCTATTTTTGAGTTTTCCCCGCTTACTTATGATGATGAATTGAAGGAGGAAACGACGGAGGGGCAAATGACGGATTTAGAAATTTATAATTTAGTCAAAAGTTTAAATAATAACTTTGATACACCAATTAGTTTAAATGGCGGATAATGTATTAAAAGCGGTCATTGATGTGTCGGCACCCGGCGCAAAAGAAACTTTCAACGAAGTTGCCCAGGCGACGCTGAAGGTCAATGAATCGCTAAAGACGCTGGGGGCACAGGGTGCCTTAAATACAAAGTCCGTTGCCGATGCGATCGGCAAGCTGAAATTAATTATTTCTCAAACTTCGGATCCAAAAGACCTGCAGAAATTAAGTATTGCCTTAAATCAACTGCAACAAAAGGCATCCGAATTGCCGCAGCATTTTGAAAAGGTTGAAGTAGGATCGCTTAGAGCCAGTAATGCGGCGCTTAATCTTACCCATAGTCTCGGATTAATTCCTGCAGAATCATCGCACCTTACACATGGCCTTGAAAGCATCATCTTTTCATTTGAAAACCTGAGGGCAGAGACCGGATCGACGTCATCAGCGTTGGCTGGACTGGCAGGAACTATTGGTAAAGGGTTAGGCATCGGATTGTTGATTACTGCCACTTCCGGTTTGGTAGAATGGCTTAATGATGATACGGCAGGACTTGAGGCCATGAAATCGGCTGCTGATAAACTGAAAGAGTCTTTGGATAATATGGTGGGTTCGATTAAGACGCTGGAAAAGGATTCAGATTTTTTACGGGAAATAGAGAAGTTGAGAGCAGAGGCGGCAGGGGTTAAAGGCCCTGCGCTGGAATTATTCGATCTAAAAAATACTATTGCTAAAAATGAAAATGTAAAAAAGGCAATCGGTGAGGACTTAGACAAGATCAAAGGAGAAATTAAAAATAAGTTCAAAGAAATTGAAACTTTAAAAAGTTTCCCTCTTCAGTTTGAAAAGTTGGATTTTCAATTAACTGCCGAAGGATTAATTCCGAAATCAGCTATTGATGGAGCCCGGGAAAGAACTAAAATAATCCTTCAATCGTACAATGATCTCGTAAAAGCAAAGATCGAATTAGAAAATATTTCCATTAATAAAACACAAGAAAACGCAAAGGTAGAGGTCAAAACAGCTATTGAACTGAATAAAGAACTGGAAGAGGCGCGGAAGAAAAGGATTGCCGATTACCAAAAATATTTACAGGAGTTAGAAGCGGCTTACCAATACGAAAAAGGAATAATTGATCTTATCGGAGCAGATATTAAGGGGCTTCAGGACACCTTTAAGGGAAATATAACCAGAGATCAAAAGATAAGACTCAATGCCACAGTTGAAATAAATAAGGACACCTTATCGAGCGACTTCGGTGAAAAATTCAAAGAGATTTCAAAGGACGTTCAGATTAAGGTCAGATCACTTACGGCAAGTAATCCAATTTTAATAAGGGCAAATACAAAAATTGAACTTACAGCAGACGAAAAGGCTTTACGGAAATCCATAGATAATATCAATCAGATTATTGGAAACATTGCCGTCGATTCTATTTCTTCGATCGGCGACACGTTGGGTAAAGCATTAGCAGGAGGAGATTTAACGAAAGGATTTAAAGATTTTGCAAGAATAATAGGAGATGGTTTTCAGGCTATCGGAAAACAAATGATTATTGCTTCGCCTATTATACAGGCATTGAAGGAGGCTATAAAATCATTGAATCCTGCTATTCTTTTGCCGGCTGGTTTAGCTTTAGTTGCTATTGGGGCTGCATTAAAGCAATCTGTTAGCGGAGTAAAAGGGTTTGCGGGTGGTGGTATATTGCCAGGCGCCGGTGTGCCTGTATTAGTAGGTGAACGCGGCCCTGAAATATTCATACCCGACACCGGAGGCAGAATTATTCCCAACCATCAACTTTCAGCCGGTGGTATATCTGGCGGAGGATCGGGAATGAATGTACAGGTAAGTGGTTACCTGATGGGGCGCGGTAATGATCTGGTTGCCATAATTGAATCGGCAAAAAGAAGTAATAACAGACTTGTATAATGAAACCCGGAGTAATATATCGCCTTAAATGGAATACTGTTCAGTCTATTGTCAGTTCATCAATCTCTATTCCGGCGCAGGTAATGATTGTTGACATAAAAGACACATTGACTTTAATCCCTGACGGCGATACCGAAAATATTATTTCTCTGACCCCTTCCGGAAATCCTTTAGTTATAAAAGTTATTAATAATGATCGGGATAAATTTTCCCCGGTAAGGGCAAAGCAGGCCATTATTCAATTTGAAAGTAATAAATCCGCTTACCAGGATGTGACTACTTTCAGCGATAGTTCAGATAACCGTTGGCGGGTGTCAATTACGGCTGATGGCAATACGGTTTTTGAAGGCTTCTTGATGCTGCCGGATAGTTCTATGCCTTTTCAGCCAGATCCAAATTTAGTGCAGTTGACGGCCTCTGATCATCTCGGAGTGTTAAAAGATTTGCCGCTGGTTACCGATGATGACAGTAATCCCGTAGGGAAATTAAGGATAGCAGAATTAATTGCACTTTGTCTGAAGCAAACAGGGCTATCATTAAATATTGTTGTTGTCAATAATCTTCGCGCTGGCAGTGGGAAAATTTCTCCACCGGAGGTAATATTCGGAACATTCAGTAGTATCCCTCAAATAAGGGTTACGCATATTTATGGCGGCTTTTTTTATGTCGGACAAATTATTACTGTAACAGGTACAGTAAGTAATAATACAACGTTTAATGTTAAGTCCGTTTCAGATGATGGAAGCACAACGTACGTAACCGTACTTGAAACAATTTCATCCGGCGAATCATCCCTTACTGCTACATTAACCGATTCATTAAGCAATTACCATTTTTATGATGGCGTTTATTTGGACGCAAAGACATTTGAAGCAGAGATAGGGAAAAGTGAATTCTGTTATTCAGTTCTGGAAAAAATATTAGGTGAGGATTGTTTTTTATCCCAATGGAAGGGGAGTTGGTATATCATGAGGGCAGATGAATATGACGGTAACCCAATTTACCCGGCAACGTTTGATAAAGACGGAAAATTTGTTTCTTTTGGCGCTCATACCACTTTTAATAAATCAATAGGTGCAAGTGAGATAAGAAGGTTTGCAAAGGCGGATCAATTACTGGAATTCGACCGGCCTAATAATTTTATAAAAGAAACGTTTAATTTTTTAACTCCATTGGAGATACCTGATAATGTAGATTACTCCAGGGGAGCAGTAACTACAAGGGTAAGTAGTGCAGGATATACTGCTTATAATTTAGACGAATGGGGAATAGGTAACCTGTGGGGGTCGGCCGAGACAGTACCAGATATTGATGCTGTAATACTGAGGGCATTTAATACACTTGGAGATGAAACGGAAAGATTTATATTACTAACGATGCCGGGGCCTACTACCGGGGCATTTAACTATATAAGAAGTTCTGCAATACCTTCAGGGAATCAGGATAAATTCACTTTCAACTTTGAGGTGTCAGCCCTCGAAACTAATAGCGGCGATGGGACAATTCAAATTTGTTTCGTTGTTCTTTTTGGTTACAATGGCGTCATATATATTGTAAATACGGTCGATCCGGTAGCGACATGGAATAATACCGATCCGCAGCCACCATTAACATGGAAGATAACCGACGCTCAGTTGTCATTATTCAGAAGTGGTTTATACTGGGCGTTATTACCCGGGCAGGATAAAAGAGAATGGCAATCATGTATTATTGAGTTGCCTCCGCTGCCGACAGATGGTGATTTGCGAATATATCTTTTTGCGGGGAATCAATCTGCAAGTTCATTTGATAACCTGAATATCAGATATCAGAACTTAAGGGTGGAGTACAGGGCGAAGATTGGGGGATCATATCAAAAATATACGGGTGACTATAACAAAATTCAGAGAACAACAACCGGATTTTTAGCGAAAAGGGAAAAAGATGTATCAATACAGGATTCTCAAAAGCCATTATTTAAAGGTTCTTTTCTTTTCGTTTCAAATACGAGATTATTATTTTCCGGGACGGTTACTTTTGCCGCGCCAAATTCAATTTCTATTTCGGGATATAAAGTAAATTCATATTATAAGGGGCAATATTTAATTATAACGGGAACAAATTCGGGTGTATTCAGGGTCGTTTCAGTTACTTATCATTTAATTGGGAATACAACTGAAATTATAGTAAAGGAGACTATTTCAACTGTTACCGAGTCGGCTACTTTGAGCGAATATATCTTTAGGCTTACCGATAGATGGTATTCAGCGGCGCCGTTTTACAATGCCGATCCACCTACTTCAAACGGGTCGCCTCCATCTCCCGACTATCTTCATCCTTACGGATATATTCAGGCTTATTCGGTTTGGAATCAATATAAAAATGCTAACAGGATTTTCAGCGGTGCCGTATTAGGACTTGGCTCGATGTGGTGCGATGTCTTTGATAAGATCAGCCTTACGGATGCAGACACCAATACGAATAACCGTTATTTTATGTTAATTTCGTTTGAACAAAACTGGAAAACGGCCCTATGGTCAGGGGTATTTATCGAAGATTACAATACTGTTATACCGAAAGATTACAGCAGCCCGCATGAATTTAAATATATCAGCAAATGAACCGTAAAGTATTAGGAAGAAATGTAATTGTCTCCATGTTAGTGGATGGCAATTACTATCCTATATTTTGCGGTAAAACGGCATCCCTTGATCTTACTCAGGATAAAATTGAGGTTACTCATGTCAATAGCGGGGCACATAGAAATTTTGTGCCCGGAATGACAGATTCAACTTTTTCCGTTCAGGGAGTTACCTTGATAAATAATGATGAACAAAAAGTTAGTATTGTCTATTTAGATCAGTTGGCTATCCGTCGAAGCATAAATACTTTTAGGGTATTATTGACTGACCAGGACGGGATCAATTACACGATATCACTTTCGGCTTTTGTATTAAATACTTCGCTTAGTCGCGATGTAAACGCATGGTCACAATCGTCTGTGACTTTCCAGATTACGGATGACTGGGTATTTAGTTCGGTTGTGGCACCTCCCGTACTTCCTACCTGTGAAGAGCAAGACCCTATATTTGGAACGCTGGCAGATGGCTCGGCAGTATTTACCAGTGCCCTACTTATACAAGGAGTTGGAGAAACGATTACTATACTTCATGTGGCCAGATCCGGGACGACTTATTATATTACTTCTGGAACGCCTGGAAATCTCGAATATAAATATAACTCAGCGGCAGGGACGATAACTTTTCAGAATGTTGGCAATCCTGCGGATCCGAATTTAGAACCAATAGCAATAAATTATAAGAAAACAACACCGTAATGGCCGTAAAGACAAAATATTACTATGGTGATCCGGAAGCCTACGATATAAGGGATGCTGAGTTGACAAATGTAAACGTTTTGCAGATTACGAGGAGCGGGGCAACGTATTCACAGGGATCGCCGGCTGCAGGATTAATATGCGTTTATCAAAATGCATTTGGAAGAATCCTTTTTGGAGAACCTTTTACCGGTCCTGATGATCCAAGTTTACCGGTCACCATAAACGATCTGGAAAAAGTAAGTATAAAGTTTAAATATTGAAAAAATGAGAAGGATATTTTTTGTTATAATGATTTTGTGGGGAGTGGTGGCGGCTGCTCAAACCGGCATTCCCGGATATATTGATGTCAATGAAAAAAGAAATCAAAAGGCTTTAATTGCCCGTGCTCTCAACTTACCAGTTGGGATAACGCCGGCGCTGAGAACAGGTCAATGGAATGGATTCGGGGCGATATTCGCCGATAGTACTGGAGGCAATAAAGGTATTCATTATTGGAATGGATCGGGTTGGGTAAAACTTGTTGATACGACATCCGTCACAGTATCGGCGGCTAATAACGGAACTTCACTAAGTGGAACTACGGTTCAGTTGGGGCAAACAGTAGGAGTTTCTAATCCTGCTATTCTAACTCACGGCACAGAAATACCATTAGATACTTTTTCTTTATATATTAAAGGAAATATTACCGGAGCATTTCCAGCCTTTCAAAATAGAATACAATTCCGAATGAGTGATTTAGGTACGCATGGTGCGGAAATGAATTGGTTAGGAGGAGGAGGAATTAATCAATACATAACCTCTACTGTGGGAGATCAATTCCCTTCGGTAAATTATTATGTTGATGGAACATTAGGGGCTTTTAATGGCGTACATTATACGGCATCGGATAAACATTACGATATTGTTGATCTTCGTCCAGCAAGCGGATTAACTCATGCAGACATACAAATAAATGGTACGGGAACAGCAAATTGGAACTCAGATGGAAGCACCTATCTTGGTTTACAGGGAACACACAGGATAGGTATAAACAGAAGTCTAAACACTATTGGAGCAACATTAGATGTTAAAGGAACATTTAAAGTCACAGATTCATCAACTTTATTTTCTCGAATAGGGTCAACCTCTGATAGCGTATATACTAAAAGATCAGACGGAACTTTGGGTGCTGTTTCTCAATCTTCAATTACCACATCACTCTCATCACTTACCGCAGCTACCACAACCAATTCTATAAGCAATATTGGACAACAAACATGGAGTTTTAACGGGATAACAACTGAAGCCGGAGGCTTGCAGCTTGCTTCAACAAGCGTTACATCAGGTAGCATTTTATATATATTGGGTGCATCAAATGGTGCTGCATCAAATTCACAGGATGGATTGCATATAGATGTATCTGGGGCTAACACAAATTCAACACAAACTACTAATGGCGCAACTATTGTAAATCATCATACCGGAACTGCAAGTACAAACAATGCTCTTTATCTTTCAGCAGTAAACGGAACAACCAATAATGCTTTGTACGTTGCAGCCGGAAATGTAAATGTTCAGACTTCCATAATTGATCCTCTGCTTATCGGTTCTACTGCGGCTGATGGAACGCTTACATTGGAAGGTAATAATGCAGGTGCAGGAAATACATCAACAAACGCCAATGTAATATTTAAGTCAGGCAATACACCTACGCAGGCGATGGATATTTTGAATAACCAGTTAGTAAGGATAGGAACTGCGCCTGCTACCACTTCAGGATATGGATTGGTAGTTGACCAACCTAATGATGGTGCATCTAATATCGGCATAAAAGTATCAGCAAACAATCATTCGGCATTTTTAGGAATAGGTTATGACAAACTTTCAAGTGCCGGTGTATTGAAAATAGAAGGAAATGGAGGCATTTCTATGCTTGGGGCATCAAGTGTGCAATACTTTAACATGGGTTCAACTGGTTTAACAACTATTGGTGGAAGTGCAACAGCTACCTCAACAATGCAGAGTGCTGGTTCTATTTCGGCAGCTTACGTAGCAAAAACAGGTAATTACACATTAACGGCTTCAGATCATACGGTAGAAGTAACAAGCGGAACTAATACACAAACATTGCCAACGGCAGTAGGAATAACCGGCAGGCAATATGTTATTACTAATAGTGGGAGTGGGGTTGTTACAGTTGGAACGACAAGTTCACAAACTTTTGTGAACGTGACAGCTACACCAACTACATTGACGCTGAATCAATTTAATACTGTTATCGTTGAATCAAATGGTGCAAATTGGCTAAGAATTACAAGTTTATAAAAATAAAATTATATGAAAAACCTTTTTGCAATTCTCTTAATAATTATTTCGGTTCAGTCTTTTTCGCAGACTTATAACGTTCCGGTCAAGACCGGAAACATTGTGCGGTTAAGAAACGGTAGTACAACCGTTTCAACCGCACCAACAGCAACGGCAACTGATTCGATTTACCAATTCGTTCTTACACGAATAAAGAAAAGCGTTGTAACGCCTCCTCCTCCGGTTAATCAGGCGCCGATAGCCAGAGCAGGTAATGACATTAGCATTGTTCTGCCGCTTAATACAGTCACTTTAAATGGGAGCGGAAGTACAGATGATTCAGGAATTGTTTCTTATTCTTGGGCTGCTATTGCCGGTACAGGAGCATTTATATCAAGTCCTAATTCAGCTATTACCGTAGTTCAGAATTTAACAGTAGGTACTTATACATTCAGATTAACGGTCACAGATGCCGCAGGATTGACCGGAACAGATGATATTAATGTCGTTGTAAATAATATCCCGCCACCTCCTCCTACTTTTTTAATTGAAGGATTTGGTTCAGGCGCAACCGGAGGCAAAGGGTATCAAACGATTCACATTACTGATTTATCACAGCTAAAATCTCAAATAGGAAGCAATAGAACTATTTTAATTGATGTTTCTGGAACGATAAATGGAAATCTTTATATAAGCAATGTATCAAACCTTACAATAGATGCCTATTCTACAAAACAGGATGTAACTATCACAAGCCCTGATAATGATGGAGTATCTGTTGAAAATAGTAATAATGTTATTATAAGAGGGTTAAGAAGTATAAATAACGGTACAAGTAATTCGGATGGTTTAAATGCCGTAGGCTCTTCCAAAAATGTAGTGTTTGACCATTGCTCCGCATACGGAAATACAGACGGCAATATTGATTTAACAGCAACTACGGGAGGTAATTTTACAGTCCAATGGTGTATAATGGGAAATAGTAAGCAAAGCGGTAATCAACTTATTACTACTTCAAATGCTTCGGCACATCATAATTTGTATATTGGAGATGGTATTGGCGAAGGGGCAGAACGTAATCCATTTGCTCATGCAAGTTATTCACCTGTAGATTCGCCTAATGTTGATTTTAGAAACAATCTTGTTAATGCTTCAGGACGTTATGCTACTGGCACAGGCTGGAACGCAACAGGGAACTTTGTAAACAATTATTATGTATCTAATCAAGCAGGATTGATCAACTTATGTTCTGATAAAGGGCATTGTGGTTCAGGCTATGTTTCTGGCAATTTTAATCAACCAAATTCCACGGGTGGAACAAGAGTATCAACAGAATACACTATACCTCCCCAATACAAAATAACTACAACTGATGCTATAACAGCAGCACAAGCAGTTTTGCAGAATGTTGGCCCGTTTAAAAGAGATGCTTATGAGCAAGCTGCTATAAATTCTATTGTAATAGGTACAACGCCTCCTCCAACGGCTTGCACAGGATATATTTATTCTGCGTGGTCAGCCTGTACAAATGGAGTTCAAACAAGAACGGTTACCGGATATACTCCCGGAGGTTGCACGGGTACACCGACTACACAACCTGTACTTACACAATCTTGTACTGTAACACCTCCACCAACAGGCTATACACTTACCTATCAGAATGATTTTAATGTAGCCTCTGATATAAATTCTAATCAGCTTGGACGTGGCAGTTTAAGTACAACGCAATCAGTAAGCGGAGGTGCTTCATTTAGAAGTGAAGTAAGGGCTGGTGACGCACCTATTTCAAGCGGTTGGAGAAGTGAACAACAATACGAGGGCGCAAATCAAAATCCCACGGAAGGCGCAGTAGAATACGATGTATTTTATGAAAATTGGGGCAACTTTGACGGCGGCGGCCACTCTGTTCAATGGCATCCAAACACATCGGGTGGTTCGGCTATAATAAGTTTGCAGAATTATTCGTCAACATGGGATGTCACCCGTGATCAATGTACTAACTGCGCAGTAATACACCAAAGTAATGCGCCATCTCATTTATCAAATAGGTGGTATAATTTGCGGTGGGAATTTAAGTGGTCAACGGGCAGCGATGGTTATGTTAGGTTATTCGTTGACGGAGTACAAACATTTAATTTCATTGGCGCAACGGCAGATGGTTCGGGGCAATATTTTAAACTTGGTCAAAATAGATGGCCTTCAGGAAGTGGAAATATGCAAACAACTTCCGTATGCTACTATGACAACCTAAAAATCTATACTAAAAACTAAATATTATGAATAATTTTTTGGAATCGATCGGCAGAGCGGCACGCACTATTGTTGCCATGATCGTTGTTTTGGGCGGCTTTCTTTTCCTTTTCTTTTTGCTTTATAAAAAGATACCCGTTGAAAACAAAGACATTTTGCAGATCGCTGCCGGAATTGTCTTGGCAACAATGGGAGTAGTTACCGGATATTACTTTGGCAGTTCAAAGAACCTAACGGATAAGGACAGGGCGGCTCAATCGCTGGAAGAAAAAAAGTTGCAGGTCAACCCTGATGATAAATAGCAATGGTTACCCCGCAAAATAAAACAGCGTGGTATGAAGTTGTAAAAAACTATCTTCCGGCGATTGCCTTAATTGGCACAATGATATGGAATGTATTTTCAACATGGGATTCAGTTAAACGCAATTCAGAAGAAATAAAAGATTTAAATAGCAGGTTTGAAAAGTTCATAGAAGATCAGATAAAAATAAATGATAAAGAAGATACCGATATTGAGGAAGCAAAGGATTGGATAAAATACCAGGAGGGCTATCAGCAGGCGTTGAAGGACATGAAACGAGACAAGCAATGAAGGAATCAATCGGGATAATTATTACAGCGATGGGTGGTATAATTACTGCCATTATAACCTATTATCTCGGCAAAAAAAAACAGACGGTTGAAATTCAAAATACAGAATTGGACAACGTGGATAAAGCAGTAAAAATTTGGCGGCAATTAGCACAGGATATGCAGCGAGACATGGAAAATTGGAAGTCATTGGCTATTAAACTTCAGGGTGAACTTGACGAACTTAAAAATGAAGTACATAAACTTCAGGAAGAAAATGGAAGGCTTACGATTGAATTAAACAGATTATCAAAACTTATAAATCTAAGACAATGAAACAAGAATGGATTGATTATATCGACAAATGCGATAAGTACATAAAGGCTTATCAAAAGTGGTTAATTGATCTGAAGAAAAAAGTAAAAAAGATGCCGGATGCCGGTGCCTTTGTTGACGCCGGCCCGGGAAGTAATCCACCACCACCTCCCCCACCACCACCTCCGCATGGCAACTAAGAAGTACATAACGTCAATTCTTCTTTACCTTTCGCTGTTGATCGGCGAAGTACATACTCTTTTTGAAAATACTGGTAATAGCCTTATCAATTGGATATGGTTCAGGAGCGTTCCTATGACCTTACAGTATAATGTGAAGTATGCAACAAATCAACTTTGGTACATATTCGTATTCGTTGCAATGCTTTATTATACGCCAAACCGGATAAATAAGACGACGGTCAGGGCTTTCGTTTTCTATTCGGTAATTGACACTCTTTTTTATTTCATAAATTACAAGACCTTTGAGTACAGTATTGTGTACTTTTTGGTGTTATGGTATTGGATAATTGATTATAACTTATTCTATGATAGGGGTACTTCTTATAAGTTGTTCGATGCTGATGGTTATGTTAGTGATGGGAATAATCATGTTCATTTACTTAAGAGATAGCATCAATAAAAATGAAAAATTGAATAACGACAGATACGAGGAGATAATGAAAATGGGGAGGTCTATAAGCGACAGCCAGCTTGAACTGAAAAAAAGAATTAAGTTTGTGCTGAATATAAGCGACGATGAATGATATTATTATCAATACCGGATTTTCGGAACATCAATTAAATTTAATCATACAAAAATTAAACACTATGCCAACTCTTGAACAATTCAATGCTGCCTTTGCGCAGATCAATGATTCAACAAACAATATCGCCGCCGATATTACCCGTTTAACGCAGCAACTCCAGGCCGGCGGCCTTTCAGCGACTGAACAACAGGCGGTCTTTGATCAGCTAAATGGTGTGGCAGCACAGTTGCAGCAGATTGCGGCGGTAACACCGGAATGAAAAATGAAAATTAATTATTCAACCTACTTTAAGTGGGGCGTTATTCTTTTTATCTTCCTTGCCGGAATGTGGTTTGCGTGCAACAGGTGCGGCCATTCAGCCGGAAGTAAATCAGGGAGTGATACGCTTTCTATTAAGCACGACACCTTAATCGTTAATCACCGAGACACCGTTTATTTTGATAACCCGGTTCCGTACAAAGTAATTTATGTGCAGGAAAAAATATTGCATGATACTTTGGAAAAGTTTGAGACTGTTCTTGAGCACGTTGACAGTGCGCGAATACTTGAGCAATACCTGGCAAAAAGGTATTATAGTAACACAAGCCCGGTGGAATACGGCACGGTTATTATAAATGATACGGTAACACAGAACCGGATAACGGGGCGATCAGTAATATTGAATCAAAATATCCCTGAGATCACAAAGACAGTAACGCTTAGGGATCCGAAACGAAATGTTTTTTATGCTGGTATCGTTGCACTTGGCAATGCTGCCAATTTACCCTATGCAAGTGGGTTGACTTTTGATTTGAAATTAAAAAATGACATGATGATTGGTGGCGGTGGATTGCTGACAAGGGATAAAGCAATGTATATGGTCGAATTAAAAGCGCCGATACGATTAAAGAGAAGATAAAAAAACCGGCCGACTAAAAAGAAGGCCGGGATTAATCCTTTATCCTATGGAAGATTATCTAACAAAACCAAAACGTAAGGACTAAGCTAAAACAAAACTTTTATATATGCAAATACTTAAATTTTTTCTCGATTGGGGTAAACACGGCCTCGGCGCCCTATGGTTGCCTTATTTAATCGTCATGGCGATATTGGGTTATCAGGTTTACCAAGCCCACAAATCCGAATACGGTAATTATGATGTAAAAGGGCAATGGGTAAAGATTAGCGATACTACTCCGCTTTTAAAGATCAATCAGTTTAAGGGAATGATCGTCCTTACTGTTATCGCTATCATTATTCATTTCTCCGTCCAGGCGAGTTATAAATGAATGATCGTTTAATTATAGCGATCTTACTTTTTATCGGTATTTTGGCCGGAAGGCTGACCTATGATTTACATTTATATTTTTCAGGCAAGCAAAACCGTCATGTGATAGGGCCGCTGGCTACCGCTGGCGCTTTAGCTGGCTGCTCTATTCTGGCGGGATGGTTGTCCACCCCGATGTGGTTCTTCGGATTTTGGGCGGCGTTTGATGCCATGTATGGCCTTTTCATCGGGCAAGGCCTTTTATATGTTGGCGATACAAGTAATCTGGATAGGCTGCAGCATCGATTCCCGGCCCTGAAAATCCTGAAGTTCGTTTTAGCCATTATTTTAATCTTAATATTCATCCTTTTATGACACTAACTGAAAAGGCGCTGTCCGTAGCCATTACACAGGTCGGCAAAGAGGAGATGCCCAGAGGTAGTAATTGGGGTGAGCCCGTAAAAACCTTTTTGGCATCGGTTGGGATCCGTTTCCCGGCCTCATGGTGCGCCGCTTTTGTATATTGGTCTTTCGATCAGGCATCAAACGAAATGGGGCTGAATAATCCCCTAATACGTACAGCGGGCGTTCTGGACCACTGGCACCGGGCAAGTGCGGTCCATAAGATTTATAAAGATTATCAGCCGGGCGATATTTTCATAATGGATCATGGTGGCGGGCTGGGGCACACCGGATTTATTGAGTTCGTGGAAGTGACGGACGGGCAGATTATATTGAATACAGTGGAAGGTAACACGAATGATACGGGTGCCCGGGAAGGATATGAAGTTTGCAGGCGTAAAAGAAAAGTTTCTTCCATTATTGGGGCCTTGCGTTATTAACCTATCTTTATAGTAGCAGTAGCAATCGTTAATAAAATCGATTACGGACGCCCGGTATTTCTATACTGGGCTTTATTTTTTAAAAAATATTTTTTTTATTATAAAAAGTTTATAATTTAGTCCTGAAATATTGATCCGGTTTTGTTTTGTGAGGGGACAAAGCCGGGTTGTTTACTAAATAAAATTAGTAACCCGCCCGCAGACCTTCACCTGCGGGTTTTTTTATTACACTTAATGTTCTTTGAAATAATTGGCTGTCAAAAGCGGGGAAAAGATTAAGTTCCTAATGAGGAAAGAAACGACTACTGTCTGAGTCCGATACGCCTTTCCAATACTTCCGCAATAGGGCAAAACTTACGGTAAGATGTCGGGTTAATGGAACAACCCCTACACCTCAGACTACTCCGTAATGAAGCGACATACCAACAGCCAATTCCCTTCGGGGAATGTTCTTTGAATGAATGGGGAGTGTAATTGCAGGTAACATTGGCGTTCTCATAGTTGAAATATGATTATGAGTATCTTCCTTAAATCCTGCCACTCCCTTTTCATTCAAACAAAGTAAAACATAAAAACATTTAATAGTGGCACGATTCAGTTTAACAGTAGTGTGTTGACCTGAATTTATTTTCAACTTTCATAAAGGGCAATCAATGGCACTACACATTGATTAGCCCTTTTGATATTATGAATCACAACTGGTATGCCGTCATAACGGCTCAGGTACTTCTTTCAAAAGAACTTTCTTCCACCCAAAAATTATTGATTGCACTTATAGCTAACCTTTCAAATGAACGCGGTTACTGCTTTGCATCAAATGAATATTTGGGCGAGTGTATTGGAATAAGCGAAATAACAGTAAGTCACAATATTTCTGAGCTGGTAGAAAAGAACTGGATAGGCCGTGTTCTTCATTTCACAGAAAAAAAGCAAATTGATTACCGTGCCCTCACCATTATCGAGCGGCCATACCTCCCTCCGAAAACGGATATACCCCCCTCCGAAAACAGCAATACCCCCCTATCCGAAAACGGCAAAGAGAATAACAAAGTATTTAAAAACAAAGAAGAATACTCCCCTAAGGGCGAAAATGAAAATTTTGTTGATGCTGAGGAAGTTATCTTAAAAAGCCAAATTTGGTTTCAAAATCAGCTACAAAAGCAAAATTTTGAGATCGCCCGGGGCGCGGAAATTTTGCATAAATATCATCTACACCTTGAAGAAAGGAATCTTTACCCAATGAACCGAAAGCAAATATTTGCAGGATTTGAAAAATGGTTAATGAACGAAAAAAACTTTAATAATGAAACACATCAGCGAACTTCTTCCGGTGGCAATGGAAAACTCGGCACCAGCGCCGCAAGAATCGAAGCCCTCAAAAACTGGCCCGCTCGTTAAGGCATTACAAGAAAAGCGGATTTTTGAACTTTCTGATCAGGGCGAACTTGAAAAATGTATTCGGTATTGTATGTTACTGGTCGGTATCCGCGCTAATAACTTACCCGGGAAGGAAGAAACTTCAGTTTTATTCGCCCATATTCTAAAAAATTACTCCGGGCATACGATATCAGAAATTAGGCTGGCGTTTGAAAAAGCCATTTCCGGTAAACTTGACATCAGCCCGGATGACGTAAAAGCGTATGAAAACTTCACAGCCGCTTACTTTTCGGCGATCGTCAATTCATACCGAAGATGGGCGCAGGCTGAATATCGCCAAAATTTGACGGCTTTTGAGCCGCCTCCGGCCACAAAAATTTACACGCAGGAAGAAAACGATGATATTGCCAGGGGCGACGTAGAAAGGCAATATCAACTTTTCCTGAAAGGATTTGAATTAAAGACCCCTCAGTTCAATCGGGTAATCCTTCATAAAGACGGGCTGATCGGTGAAATGGAAACGACGGTTGAATTTTTTCACCGGATGGCCGGTAAGGGGCAGCTGCATATTTATGAAAAAAAGTAAAGAAAATTGGATTAAAGTCATATTTGCGGATGATTGCATTTATGAAGATTGTGACAATGATAAAGAATGTCCAACTTGTCCGCAATATGGTAAAGATTAAGCGGACTGCCCATGTCCGGGGCCAACGATGCAAGATGAATATGATTACAAAGAAGTGAACGGTATTTTATACGCAAAAAAGAAAGCATGAAAATATTAATAGCTTGTGAATATTCTGGGGTTGTCAGAGATGCTTTTACTGCAAGGGGGCATCATGCAATAAGCTGTGATTTATTGCCAACTGAATCACCAGGATATCATTGGGAGGGGGATATTTTTGATTGCTTAAAATTTCATCACTACAATTTTGACTTAATGATAGCCCACCCAGAATGTAAATATTTGTGTTTTAGCGGGGAAAGGTGGATAACTGAAATACCAGGAAGAATGAAACTTAGATTAGAGGCGTTTGAATTTTTTAAAGAATTATATAATCTGCCAATAAAAAAAATCTGCATTGAAAATTCTCATAGTATATTTCTAAATAGGGAGTTTAAAAAACCAACATAATCTGTCCACCCATATCATTTTGGAAGTCCATTTAAAAAACTAACTTGTTTATGGCTGAAAGGGCTTAATCCGCTAATACCAATGAATATAACCTATAACAGATACCCAGCGGTTCATCGTGAACCACCAGGGAAAGATAGGAGTAAGATAAGGGCAAAAACAGATATTAAAATTGCACAAGCAATGGCAGATCAATGGGGATAAAACACCCGAAAGGCTTAAAAATGTGGATAACTTTATTTTGTCAAAAGGATTGAAATGTCCAAAAAGGTACTATCTTTGATCTGACAATCGGTTATTTAATCACTTTAAAAATTATCAAGATGAAAGAAGATGATAAATGCTTAGTCACAAAACCGGAAAGAGTTGAGCAATCGATTCAAACGTGGATGAGCGCCTATAATGTAACGCTCAAAACCGATAGAGCGTTTAAAAAAAGATTAGAGGAGCTCAATTCATGGGATGATTGCAACGGAAATTCATATGAGCACAACGTAAAAACACAGGCGTTGCAACGTCTTATCTCATAACTCCATTAACACAATAACCAGCCGGTTACCGTAAATGGAACCGGCTTTGGCGGCAAAAGACATTTATGGAAATAAAAAGAGAAATACTGGCCTCTTGGAAAGAACATTATAAGCATGGCGACTATATGCTTATCGCTGATAAATTCTGTACCAAGTATCAGCGGATCAGCCAGCAACTTGCCCGCAAATGGGTGCAAACAGCGTTTAAGACAGGTATAGTGGATGAACGCCTTTATCCAATTATTGAAAAGTTCTATGCTGATATTGAAAAAAAACTTAAGCAAGTAAAATGAAAAACCTGATCATCTGGACGATCTGGATAATCATTTTAACTCTTATCCTTTCATCCTGTTACTACCGGCACCGTATGGCTGCATATAAAGAGTTCACAGTAACAACGGTCAATGATAGCGTAATGGTATTGAATAATCATTATCGGGTAAAGAAGTGTAATGGTTGCCAGATAGGCGATAAGGTAACGGCATTTAGAATCGGAAATTAATTATTGAAAAACCAAAAATTCAAATCTATGACAATATTATTTTTTTCGATCATTCTGATTGGGGTACTAATATTTTACTTTTTTGCGATGAAAGAAGTTCAAAAGCAAAAACAGGCAAAAAAAGAGGCCGAAGAAATGAGGGCCAGAATAAAGGAACTCGATCGATTGCTGGCACCTGACAAAAATGACTGGGATAATTTCGAATACCCAAACAATATAAATGCTTAATCGTGGGAAAGGAACTTACCAACTATGAAAGCTGGCAACTTGAAAAGTACGGCGACATCCTTCAGCCGGTTGAATCAATGCCATTGGCTGACATTGATTTCTTTGAAGCCGGTAGCGAGGAACTGGCCCGCCGCGAAGAATGGCTGAATCTTCAATATGAGCGCCAACTTTGGAAAGACGAATTTTTACACAGTTAAACAATTTGTTATGAAAAAATATATCATCTGCATTAAGGATAACCGCGTTCAGTACATTATTAAGCAGCTTGAAACCGGACTCGTTAATATACTCGAAGAATCCCGCCAGGGATTCACCACAATAGAAATAAAGATCCGAAACGAAATGGACCTTCTCGATCTACTTCATGCTGGCATCCGTATCGGCACCCTCGAATTTTTTACACAATAAAACAATCAATATGTCAACAGAATTAACCAATTTCAGTTTATCACAACCAGCACAGGCAATGGAGGTTGCCGGGATCCTTCAAAGATTTGTTACTGAAAAGAAATTAACCGCAAATATCAAAGGGAAAAACTATCCATTAGTAGAGGCATGGCAATTTGCCGGCAGCCAATTAGGGCTTTACCCATTACTTACTTCTGTAATTAAGGAAAGCACAAGTGAAGAAATTAAATATGCAGCGTGGGTAGATATTTGTAGAATGGACAATAACCAAGTAATGAGTAGAGGATTTGCCACCTGCAGCAATAAGGAATCAAGCAAAAGACAGTTTGACGAATATGCGATTTGCTCAATGGCCCAAACCCGGGCAGAAGGAAAAGCATATAGAATGCTTTTAAGCTGGCTGATGAAAGCGGCTGGATTTGAAGCGACGCCAGCAGAAGAAATGGATTTTGCACGGGGTAATAACGAGATCGTTGATGTGCCTGAAGAATGTGAAAGGAAATTATTGCGTGATCTCGTTTATAGTTCTGATTTAAGAATTGATGAAATTGAATTGGCATTAGCCGCAATAGAGTCCTGCCCGAACTATGATAAATATGACAAGATCAGAATGAGACTTGAATCGAGGCAGAAAACTATTGACACAATAATCAACCACTCTCAGAAAGATATAAATAATCATTTGAAGAAAGTGATTAAATAATGCTTTTACTCCCCGCCATATTACAACGCTACGGCAGTAAAACCGATAAGACATTTACCGTTGTTTTTGCCAGCCAGGAAATAACGCCTGAACAAGTAGCCGCCCTTAATGAAAGCCTTCAGCAATTCGGTTACCTTGCCTTCAAAGTTGATAAGTTTAAGCAGAAAGAAATTGAAGTAATTGATAACTTGAAATCAGATTATGAGGATACCGGTAAGACGCCGGGGCAAAGATTACGCGGAGTGCTTTACCGGTTGTGGGAAAAGGACGCTGAAGGATTTAAAAACCCGGTTGATCATTACAACAGTAAGATGGAGACCTTGATTCAACATTTCAAAACAAAACTTGATTAAATGATCCAGCTTTCAATCTTTGACAACCCATGGAAAGAAAGGTTTGAACTTTATCATAAAGACAACCCGCAGATTTATGAGACGTTCAGAGCGTTCACCCTGCGGGCAATAAACCGGGGTCACCGGCATTTGTCGGCTGAGTTTATTTACAATATCATCCGGTGGGAGACAGGCGTAACTGAAAAGGGGGGCGAGTTTAAAATTAACAATAATTATAAGCCTTTTTATTCGCGGATGTTTATGAAAGAATTTCCTGAATATGCTGACTTTTTCGAAAAGAGAAGATCAAAGGCGGATTAACGGTGGTGCTTTGCGAAGTGGCGGACATAGATATTCGTCTGCTCGCAAACTTACCACAGCTAAATTGAAAAATTAAAGAACAGTATTTATTCATCAGCCGCCATTTTGCAAAACACATTGTTGTGTGTCAGGGCGGTGCAAAATTAGAGACAATGAAAACAATTTTTAGGTATCTGCTGAAAAAGTACAGTCAAACTGAAAAAGGCAGAATTGAGATTATGCGTATTATGGATGATAAGGTAAATGATAATTATAGTGAGCAAACATTTTACGGAAATGTCTATAACTATTTTATTGAGTTTGTAATAGCAAATCCTTTTATTGTCAAATGTACATTGAAGAATGATAAAGAAAGTTTGGATATGCTAAAAAGTGGCATTCAAAAAGGATTTGATGAGGCAGTCGGTTATATCAGCAAGGAAGCTGTCAGACCGTAGCCTTGCACACAACATTTGCGGCTTGCCGCCGTTTGGATATTTGAAAAACAAAAGATGAGTTTTATTATGCAGTTGATTAGCGAACAAAATGACCAGCCCATATTGTCCAGCCCAAATGGAAGCAAACCGTTCGTTATGGGCAGTACGGAAGGATTGAATGAAATCTACTGTGAAAGCAATCTGGAAACAATGTCCAAGATGCCGGATGGTTTTGTTGACTTAACTGTTACAAGTCCGCCGTATGATAACCTTAGAGATTATAAAGGGTTTTCATTCCCATTTGAAATGATTGCAAAAGAACTTTACCGGGTTACAAAGGATGGTGGCGTATTGGTTTGGGTTGTTGGCGATGCTACAAAGGATGGATGCGAAAGTTTAACATCATTCAAACAGGCAATTTACTTTGTAGAGGAATGTGGTTTCAATTTACACGATACAATGATTTATGAAAAGGAATCATTGCCACTAACTCACAAACGATATGAACAGCACTTTGAATTTATGTTTGTACTTGTAAAAGGTAAATTAAAAACCTTTAACGGACTTATGGAAAAATCAATTCATTTTGGGCAAAGCAAAGTATCGGCAAAGCATAGTGCAAGTTTGAATGAGAAAGGAAGTAAGCAAGGGGGGAAACTTGGAAAAGTAATAACCATTAAGCAATATAAATTAAGAGGCAACATTTGGGAATATGAAACAGGACTTAACGGGCATAGCAAAGATGGAATTGCCTTTAAACACCCGGCTATATTCCCGGAGAAACTTGCCGCTGACCATATTTACAGTTGGAGTAACGAAGGGGATATTGTTTATGATTGTTTCGGAGGAAGTGGTACAACGGCAAAGATGGCCCACCTTCAAAAACGAAACTGGATATTGTCAGAGATAAGTAAGGAATACTGTCAGATTGCTGAAAAGAGGATTGCACCGTACTTGGCCCAAACCTCGCTATTTTAGGACTGGTAGTATTGCCCATAACTCTTGTATTTACGAAACCCAAATTATATGGCTGATCTTAAATATATTGAACAAATATCTAAAGGCTGTACGGTAACATACGGCAATAGGTCTTACCGTGTCCAGCAAGAAAAAAAGTATTTATTCATCATAGTTTTTGAAAATGGCCAACGCAGAAAAATTGACATCAAAGATTTGGGATGTTGGTGGGAGTATGGATCCAAAGCTGATTGGGTATTTAATGAATGGTATAAAATTTACCCCGACTACCAAACTTTTCATTCCTTTGCCGTAAACGAAAAGAATGCCACTAACTAAAGACCGAATTACCCATGACGTTATCCTGACGCTGAAAGCACGGGGCGCCCGTGTCCGAAAAGTTCATAACGTATCTGCCTACAAAAAAAGGCGTGGGCAAGTTGAAGCTGGTTGGACTGATATTCAGGGTTATTCCCGAAATGGCGTTCATATTGAGTGCGAAGTAAAGACCATCGGTGATAGATTGAGTCCAGCCCAAATTGAACGGTTGAAAGATTGTCGCGACTGCGGCGGCTTTTCTTATATTGCCACGGAAAAAAATGGGTCAATAATTATTTACGATTATAATGATTATGTCTTATTAAAACATTTTGAAAAATGAACGGCATCTCTTTTCATCGAGGTGAAATTTTTCTTTTTACCGAAGCCACGCAGTTTAAACAACGGGCTTTATACGTCAACCTTGATCAGCGCAAAAGAATACTCCTGCGCTGGAAAGTCCTAATGAATGGCCAGTCTTACATCATTCAAATAAGGCCGTATCTTTATGTTCATAGATCCACCGATTAGCAATAATTGCCGTAAAGTTGTAATTTTGGGTAAATGAATTACAATGAAACCGAAAAATGATAAAGTCGGTCGCCCTTCAGTTTATGATAACCCAAGCGACCTGCAGACAGAAGCCGAAAAGTTCTTTGCTGAATGTGAGCTGAAGAAAAAACGTCCAACTATAACCGGCCTTTGCTACTCACTTGGTTTTGAATCCCGTCAATCATTTTATGACTATGAAGAAAAGCCTCTATTTTCTTACATTATAAAAAGGCTTCGCCTTTATGTCGAATCAGGCTATGAAGAAGCCTTGAGTCAAAATAACTGCACCGGTGCTATCTTTGCCCTGAAAAATATGGGCTGGAAAGATAAAAACGAGACCGAATTATCTGGCGGTATTGAAACTTATAAACCATCATGGTTCACTCCCGAAGCTATTATGACAACAAACGGTCATCAAAAAGAATCGTAATCAACCAGGGCGGCACCCGTTCAGGAAAGACTTATTCAATTCTAAAAGTAATATTTGAATATTGTTGGAAAAATATCAATTCGGGATCAATTATTACCATTGTCCGCAAAACATTACCTGCACTCCGGGGATCGGCTTACAGAGACTTCCTGAAGATAGTAAGCGATGAGGGCATTTATAATGAATCTGATCACAACAAGTCAGAGATGACTTACCTATTATTCGGCAATCTTGTCGAATTTATTTCAGTTGACCAACCGCAAAAGATCAGGGGACGTAAAAGAAATATTTGCTTTATCAATGAGGCCAATGAATTAAGCTATGAGGATTTCTTCCAGCTTAATGTCCGTACAACCGATAAAATAATTATTGACTACAACCCTTCCGACGAATTCCACTGGATTTACGACAAACTTCAGCCCCGCCCGGATGCTGATTTCTTTATCACCACATATAAAGACAACCCTTTCCTTGAAAAAGAATTGGTTGACGAAATAGAGTTACTCAGGCAGGCCGATGAAAACCATTGGCGGGTTTATGGATTGGGTGAGCGGGGAATGAGCCGGGATCTTATTTATACCCATTGGAAAACCTGCAGCGATCTTCCTTTACGTGGCGAAATATTTTACGGCCAAGACTTCGGGTATAATGTCCCTTCAGCACTTGTGCTATGTGAAATGTTTGAACATCGTATCTACGTAAAGGAAATTCTTTATGAAACCAAACTTACAACGGCAGATTTGATTGAACGATATAAAGACCTCGGGGTATCAAAAACGGCTGAAATATTCTGCGATAGCGCCGAACCAAAAACGATTGAAGAACTTCGACGCGCCGGATATAACGTTTGGGAAGCTAATAAGGATGTGACTGAAGGAATCAGAAAAGTAAAGTCACTCCCCTTATTGGTAACCGAAAATAGTAGTAATATTGTGAAAGAAATCAGGGGCTATAAGTGGAAAACGGATGTCAATGGAAGGCCTGTACGTGACAAAGACAAGGACGAGCCGGTAAAATTTAATGATCATGCAATGGACGCAATTCGTTATGCAGTGTTTACAAAACTTCATCAAGATAGCTATACATGGGTGGCAATGTAATCTAAAATAATGGCAAACATAATTGCACAAATAGGCAGGGCAATACAGGGAGCGGCAGCCGGTTTTATCGGCGGCTTTCGGACTGCCACCACAAGATTTTGGAGTTTCGGAAATAAAGAAGTTTATTCACCTATTGAGCAAGACCGTTCTATTTCCCACGGTTTCAATTCCAACAACGCCGTTTATTCTATTGTAAAAAAGTATGCAAAGAAAGCGGCATCTATTGAACGTTATCTTGAAAATAAAAAAGATGATTCGGAAATAGAAAACCATCCGCTTCAGGACTTACTTGATCGCCCCAATGAGAACCAGTCCGAATTTTCTTTTTTCAAAACCGTTTACGCTTATTATAAGATTTGCGGAGAGTCTTTTATCTGGCTCAACAGGGGAGATGCCACGCAGATGGTTGACAATGCTGGCAACCTTGTTGATCGTACACCTGAACAATACCAGGCAACGCCGGTACTGGAGATGTTCATAATTCCACCGAATGAGATTGTAATAACCGTAGATCCAAATGATCCGAACACAATATTGGGTTATTTCCTTCGAAATAACCAGCAGATAAGGTTCAGGAAGGAAGATATAGTGCATTGGAAAGACATTAATCTGGAGTGGGATGAACTTGCACGCCCTCAGTTACGAGGTATGACGCCACTACGCCCCGGAAGTATGACACTGGCGGCAGACAATTCATTTTTGGAATCTATGCTAAGGATGGCTCAGAATGATGGCGCCCGGGCAATAGCTTATAACAAGTCTTTACAGCAACCAAATCCAACCCAACAGTCGCAGATAGAAAATGTTTTTTCCGATAAGGTCAACAATAAAGACCGAAAGAACCAGGTGCAGGCATTACAGGGTGATTGGGGTCTGTTGCAACTCGGTCTTACATCTGTTGACATGGACACCCTTAATGCCCGAGAGTTTATTTATAAAGAACTTTGCTTTCTTTTGGACGTCCCTTACGGGTTCTTCGATAGCCATACACCATACGCGGAAAAGCAATTGGCAGCAAGGGATTGGATAAGCAACTCAATCATGCCGGACGTGAAGGAACTTGACGGTGAACTTAATAGGATGCTTTTGCCCGCTTTTAATCTTGACCCAAAGAATGTAGAAATCTGCAGCGACTTTGACGATCTACCGGAATTGCAGGATGACAAATTGAAACAGGTACAGTGGATGAACCTGGCACCATTGACGCCGAATGAAATCAGGGAGGCTTTGGATTATGAGCCAATAACTGACCCGATAATGGATGAAGTATTTATGCCGACAGGTAATAGTTCGATCATGAGTGACCCTAACTTACCGGACATGAATAACCCAAACCTACCGGGTAGCAATCAGCAACCAAATACTCAGGAAGATGCTAACGCGTGAAGAAATAGATATATTAATCTATGAGTTATACCCTGTTGTTGACCGTGAAAGAACGTGTGTAAATTTTGCTTTTGAACGGCAATACAAAAGGGAAAAGTACAGAAAGGAACTTATTGCAACTCATGGCTTGGAGCCAGATATTGTTAAGCAATCAATAGTAAATGTCGATGCTGCCAGAAATATAATAAATCAAAATGACACCCCAGCAGCGTAGAAACTATTCAGAACTTCATATCCGAGTCAGCAAAAGGATGGAGTCGAAGTTTGTACGCCTTATCTATGATGCCCTTCAAACGCAGATAAAAAGATTTACTCATATTCTAAGAACATCAACCGTCAACCATGCCCGCCATGAACTTGACCGCACAATCATCAATGCTGAACTGGCAAAGCCACTGACAGAATTATATAAACTGTTTGGCGTTTATGCCGGGAAAAAGACTTACAGAGAAATAGTGCAATCAGCAAGAGTAAAGGAAAAAGAGCAGAAGGCTGGTCCCGGGTTCGGGATTGATCAGAAACTACTTGCCGCCATTATCGCCTTTCTGAAAGATCATTTACTTATTAAGGCCGTTATCCCTTTGACTGAAACGCTAAAAAGCGATATTCTGGCCATGCTGGTAAAAGGTGAATCTGAAGGCTGGGGCGTTGATAAAATTGCTTTTGAATTGGAGCAGCCCGGATTTTCACTATGGCGGGCCCGCAGGATAGTAAGGACTGAATCTCTATTTGCTATGCGTACAGGCAGGGATGCAGCAAAATATGAAGTGCCATGGGAAACTGAAACGATGTGGATAGCGGCCAACGATCACCGTACCAGACACAGCCACCGAGACGTTGATGGCAAAAAGGTAGATGAAGGAAAAAGGTTTAAGGTGCCTATTTACAAGACAAAGAAAGGGATAGACTTTATTTGGGGATGGGATTATATGATAGGTCCCGGCGATCCTTCAGCCAGCGCAGGGAATGTTATCAACTGCAGGTGTTCGGATCGTACTAACGCAAAACGGGACGCAAACGGAAGATTGGTATTTAAAAGGAAAAATCCCTCAGTTTCTATAATTTTACCTTCAGAACGTTTCAGTCCGCATACGGTAATAACAATATGAGCGAAATCACCCACGATATAGACTCCCGTCTTAGCCGAAAATTGGAAAGATATATTGAGAAGATGGATTTTGTACTTAGGGAACTGGACAAAAAAGATAGTCAAATAGAACTTTTAAAAAATGAAATTGCCGCTATTGAGCCACCGGATTTATCTTTTTTAAACAGACGTATCGATGATCAGGAAGTAAAGATCAGGATGCTGACCCTTGAACTTGAAGAAAAAGATAAACTAATAGCTGAAGTAAAAAGTAACATTCCTGTTATTCCTCCTATCCCGGACCTCGGCTATGTAACCAAGAAGATTGAAATTCAGGAAAACCGTATTTTGGGCATCGAACAAAAGATGCTTCAGCGTAGTGATAAGATTGAAGAAGCAGTGAATAATATTAAGGTCCCTGATATATCCTCATTACTCGTTAGACTTGATGAACAGGATAAGTCTATCGATTACATATCGGCAAAAATTGAAAAGAAAAATAGTCAGTCATTGTCCTTAATAGATTCATTAAAAAAAGATATATCTTTACTGACGGAAGAAAGCAAAGAATTTAATATGGCAACTAAGGACGAGATTATAAGGCATATAAATTCAAAAGATTACACTACAAATATTTCCGTTCAGTCAGATAACACAGAAATATTAGCTGGGCTTAATGAAATAAAAAAGATAATTCAGTCAAAGAATAATAACGATGTCAAGGACAAACTTTCTGAATTGGAAAACAATATTGGTGATAAGATAACCGAAGGTGTTGATTCATTGCTTACTGAAGTAAGTAAAAAAAGGAAATGGAAATTCATGCCGGAAAAAAATAAAGATGGCGAAATAACCAGCGCGACAGCGCAACAAATTTAATGTTTATGCAAAACGAAAAAGCAAATGCAGTTCACAACACCGATGCTTCGGTTATTCGTAACCCAATGATGACGGAGAAGGCAGAAGCACATGGCAAGTTCTTTGCCCAATGCTTTGATAAAGATGGCAACCTTAAATGGGAGGACTATATTGATAATGTGGTGACAACGGTAGGAAAAAATCTTGCCCTCGATACTTACCTTGCCGGATCAGGTTATACGGTCGTCGGTCCTTTCATGGGATTAATAAGTTCTACATCATTTTCGGCAGTAGCAGCCGGCGACACGATGGCTTCACATGCCGGATGGCTCGAGGCGGGCAACGCAAATACGCCTACCTATACGGCGCCAAGAAAGACGGCGGCATGGTCGGCAGCCAGTGCAGGCTCAAAAGCACTTTCGGCAGCGTTGTCATTTGCGATAACGGGATCAGGAACAGTGAAAGGTTGCTTTCTTGTCTTTGGGACCGGCGCAGTAAGTACTATCGACAACACATCGGGCACGCTTTATTCTGCGGGACTATTTACGGGCGGCGATAAAGTTGTAGCAAATACAGATACGTTGAATGTAAGTTATACGGCTTCACTTTAATAATTAAAATATGCTTAGCGCTTTTTTTTCCGATAATCCCGCACCGTGGATGACGGCCGATGTAAGTGCGGTTACCTTGGCAGCAACTAATAAAGCCCTTTATCCGGCGCCAAACTTCCCGCCATTGGGAGGAAACTTTTTTAATATCATAGGCCGGTCAATGAATATAAGGGCATTCGGGCGCTGCACTTCCGGCGCCACTCCTGGCAACCTTACAATAGGTGTCTTATATGGCACAGGGGCAGATGCCAATGGTGTTGTATTGGCTTCGAGTGCAGCACAGGCATGGACGGCTAATCAGACAAACATGACTTTTTTCATTGATGTTGACGTTCATTGCAGGTCAGTAGGTAATGCAGGAACATTATTCGTGACAGGATTTGCACGATTCAACGAATCAGCCATTGCCCCCATTATGATGATACCAGCAACGGCACCGGCAGTATCGGGAGCCTGTGATTTAACCAATAGTGCTTTAATATTAAGCCTGCAGGCGTTACGTTCAGGTTCAACAGCAGAGACAATGCAGATTCATTATTTAAAAGTGATCGCAACGAACTAATAATATAAATATGTGGCTTACCGGGACTCAACAGTTACATACGCAAATGGGACATCAGTAAATGCCACCAAACCTTCTTTACTTCAGCCGAGTGATTACTTAGTAGCCTTTCTTTTAATAGATGATGATTTTGCATCACCACCTACGATAACGCCGCCGGCGGGATGGACATTTTTAACTGGAAGCAATAAGGGTAACAACGCAGGGGTGCCCGACGGCTTTTGTTCTTTTGTATATACGAAATTAGCCGGATCAAGTGAGCCCGCTACTTGGGCATGGTCAAAAAGTGGGGCAGCAAAAGACTTTACGGTTATTGTCGTTGCCAATTCAGGCCGGATAGCTAATCCGACAATAATATCACATTATACTACAAATTCAACCGGTAATGCGACGCCGGTAACAGTATCGGACAGCGGGCTTACAGCCTTACAGGATGATGATGTACTGATATTCGCTATTGGTGATATCACGGTTAATACCGATACATGGACATTCAGCGCACCGCCATCCGGCTTTTCGCTTCGGCAGAATGCGGATAACGCATTTAATGTCGCTTGCCTGGCAACAAAGGACGGCGTAGCTGCCGGCGCCACAGGAACCCTGTCACTTACTCTTACCCGTACGGCAGGAACGGGAACGGCAGGTTATGGAGTAACGGTTCTTTCGCTGCCGGATGCCCCAAACATGACAATGTATCGGCCTTCGTTTCCAATGCGTGCCAGAGTTAATATTGAACTTGTAAGGCAGATCATTCCGGTGCAAGGACCTGCTTCCGTATTAAATACTTATAATGATAGCGTTACCGAGGCAGCCACAGCCACCGAGGCAACGGACGCATCGGTAATATTCGCAGCGACAATAACAGAAACGGGCGCAGCCACAGAAACGGAGACGGCAGCATTAATAACCAACCCTGCGATAACGGAGGCGGCGACAGCAACAGAAACCGAGAATGGATTAACAACAGCGATCGCTTCAATAACCGAAAGTGGGAGTGCAGCCGATTCGCCTGATGCCACCAAAGTACAAGCTGCGGCGATAACCGAGGCAACTTCGGCAACAGAAACAGAGGACGCCGTCAAGATTTTAGCGGCTTCAATAACGGAATCTGCAGCGGCGGCCGATAGCGAAACAGCGACCATTATTTATGCTGTTAATATATCTGAGAGTGGCACCGCAGCAGAAATAGAGGATGCCACAAAAATTGAGGCGGCAAATATTACTGAAACCGGAAGCGCAATAGAATCCGAAAGCGTAACTATTGTCTTTGCTGCCACCATAACCGAATCGGCAACAGCTACCGAATCAGAGACTGTTTCGGCAATATTTAATCCTTCAATAACCGAATCAGCCACAGCCACCGACACACCGGCTGCAAGTGCTGTATTCGCGGCTACTATTTCTGAATCTGGATCAGCAATAGAAACAGAATCAGCATCATTAATAACCGGTCCTTCGATAAATGAAAGCGGGACGGCCACCGAGACAGAAAATGCAACTAAAACATTAGTGGCATCTATTTCAGAACTTGGCAATGCAGCAGATTCTGAAGATGCGGTAAAGAATTTATTCGCATCAATAGCCGAATCAGCGGCAGCACTTGACAGCCAAACCGCAACTATTGTTTATGCTGTGACTATCTCGGAAAGCGGATCTGCAACAGATAATAGTGATGCAATCATTACTAAGGTTGCCGCAATTTCTGAGTCAGCGGCAGCAACGGATAGTAGTGATAGGTCTTTGCTTTTTGTGGCCGCAACAACAGAGGCAATGTCGGCGGCAGATTCAACCGATGCAATTAAAGTCGCTGCAGCATCAATTACAGAGGCGGGAGTCGCTACAGAAACAATTACTGCCACAGTTAGCGGGGTCAATGAAGTTATAGAGGCGACTACGCCGGATGATAATATAACAGCTTCTTTAGTTACTACTGCAAGCAATACAGAAAGTGCAACGGCGGCCGATACCGTGACATTTGGTTATATTACTGTATCATCAATTACGGAAACGGCAAACGCAAGCGACCAATCTGACGGAATAGTACTTACCGGATATGCCTATTTAACCGAAAGCGCCACTGCTGACGATCAATGTGACGCCATAGCGATCACCATTCCTCCTGCAATGCCATCGGGAGGCGGAATGACAAGAGCCAGAAAAAAGAAGAAAATTGATAATAGCCTGTATGAATTTTTTAAGGCCTTAATTGAGCGAGATGGATAAATTATTTTGATATTTCAAAAAAACTGTAATTTTACGTTATGCCAGACCCGAATATTGGAGAAAGCGAAAAGGATTATATAAGCCGTTGCATGGGTGATTCTCATTCAATGTCTAAATTTCCGGATGAAAAACAGCGTTACGCGGTATGTCAAAGTAAATGGGATAATAAAAAAAGTATGCCAGCCGTACCTTCAATAGAGCATAAATCAGTAAATTTTGAGGTAAAGGATTTTTCTAAAGATAGCAGGACGGCTATCATCGCTCATGCTGTTTACAACAACATTGATCTTGTCGGAGATATTTCTACAAAGGGTATGTTCAACAGTTCGTGGTCCCGAAAGGATCCAATTTCATTTTACTTCAATCACGATCCGGAAAAAGTACCTGGCAAAGTGGTAAAGACCTTTGAGGATGAAACAAAGGCATATACTCAGGTTAAATTCGGGCAATGGACAATGGGTGATGATGTGATGGAGATGGTTGACTTCGGCGTAATAAAGGGCGCCAGCTTCGGCTATGAAACCGAAAAAAAAGATTTTATCGTCAAAGGCAATAAGAAGATCAGGAAACTTTTACAGGTAAAGCATATTGAAACAAGCCTTTTAACGGTTCCGGCAGCAAACCCATTGGCGGGCGTTGTGTCACTGACAAAGGCACTGAAGCCGGGTGAATTAAAAGTTTTCCGCAATTATATTTCAAACATGGAAACATTCTGCCGCAACTCGAGAGCGTCAGATGATTGTATAAAGGGAATCCTCAAAGATATTGAGGAAGTAAAGAGCATCATTTCTTCACACGATACCGAAGTTACTCTGCCAACGGCTGACGGGACTTCCAGCGTTACAAGTTTCTCAAATGCTCTGAGATTGTTAACGCTGAAAATCTAAACACCATCACATAGAGGGTTTAGTTTTCAGTAATTTTTTAATTACTAAAAATTAAATTTATGGCAGACGAAATCAAAGACGCCGTCGAAGCTATTGAATCAAAAATAAAAGAATTCAAAGCCGATATGACGGAGTCTCAAAAAAAAGAACTTAAAAAGTACACCGATGAACTTGAAAAAGAAAGGAAAGAGTTCAAGGCAAAGGTGGATGAACTGAATCTGAAAGTTGCCGAAAAAGAAGGAACATTAGGCGATATTCAGCAGGAAGTAAAAGAACTCAAAGCAAAATCAGGCCGTTTCCGTCCTTCGGCGGGTGGGAAATATGAAGGACTGAGAAACACTATCGCCGATGGTATCGCCCAGGGTATTGCTGAACGTAAAGCGGATATCATGAAATCTGCATCAGGTGAACTGATGACGCCCCATGAAATAAAGACGGTTGCCGATATTAGCAGTTCAAACCTGACAACGGCCAATTACATTTCGATGCTGGATTGGACAACCGGCATGGAGCCTACAGGTCAGTTTCACTTCAGGAATCTTTTGAATACCATTTTGTCCGATACAGATTTTGTTCAGTTCCCGCGTGCAAATGTTCCGATAGGGGAAGGTTCATTCGGCAGGCAGGCAACTGAAAATACGGCCAAACGCCAGGTTGACCGTGATTACACAATGGTTAATCTTACATTGCTGCCGATGGCCGCTTTCGCTATTTGTTCAAGACAGTCTCTTCGTAATATAATCTTCCTGCAGTCATGGCTGCCTCAGTCAATGATGAATCAAATGGAAGAAAGTGAGGACACCGATTTTGCAAATGCGCTGGTAGCTGCAGCAACCGGAAGCACAACAACAACAAAGACGGTAGCAGCGGAAAAGATCATTTCGTATCTCAAAAACCTTATACAAGGTAAATTCAACCCGAATGGTGTTGCAGTAGATCCTGACGTATGGGAGGACTTCCTTTCTTTCCGTCCGGGTACGAATAAGGAAATGTATTCTTTGCCTTTTGTTGCCGGGGTAACGCCTTCAGGACAGGTAACTGTACTTGGCCGTCCTGTTTATCCGGTTAACTGGTTAACGGGCCGCAGGGTATTGGTTGGTGATTGGACTAAAGCAGCAATCGTTCAAAGCGAAGGCTTACGTTTGCGTCAATCCGATAGCCACGCATCAATATTTACCAGCAATGAGATTGCCTTCCTTTTGGAAAGGACCGAAGGGCTGGCGATATTCAGGCCGGATGCGTTCATTACAACGACAGTATAGTCTTTTCATGATTGATAGTGATTGTCTACCGGGGGGGTGGGTAGCCTCCCGGTTTTTTATTTTATGGTACGGTAAAGTTTATTATCTTTATTGCATCGTATCACATTGCAATGAATAAAATCATTCAACTTAAAGCCGGTTCATTCAATACACCTCACTTAATTGTGATGTGATACGATATTGTTTGGATCGGCCTTTTTTATTTTATGAAATTTATACCGATAGAAAAAGCGAGAGGTCTTGAAATTGATCAGCCTGTATTTACTATTGATGCAAACGGTAATTACGGTTACGGAAAATTAATTAAGGAAGAAAAAACTGCTAAAGGAATTGAAAGGACATTTGAGATGTCCGCATTTTATCCTGACCCTAATTCAACGGCACCATTATATCCTTATCGTCAAACAAATATTACTCACGTCTGTATACCCAAATGATTCACGAATTAAGAAATACCATTGCGGTTCATACGCCTTTAGGTTTAGGAACGGCAATCGCATGGATTGATTATGGTTGCGAAGTCAATACAGTTTGGAAAATTCGTTTAAATGATGGTAGAGTAAGAAATTTTTACGACGATGATATACTGATGTATGAAAATAAAATGAACGGTGAGCCTGAAATTATTATTCCAAAAACATGGAAAAAATGAGTGAATGGAACTTAATATCATCGGCTTATTGCCTAAATCTTGATCGTAACGTTCAACGATGGATAGACAGTTCAATCCAATTTCATAATGTGGGGCTGTATAATGTTGAACGAATTAATTGTATTGAATCTTTGGAAAACCGTTATCTGTCATTTAATAAGTCACACTACGATACGGTTAAAAAGGGTTATGAGACCGGTCAGCCATTTGCCATCTTTGAGGATGATATAATTTTTGATCAGCTATGGAAATATATTGCGGAGGGTTCGAATCAACTTCCTGAAAATTGGGACGCCCTTTATCTGGGTGCGAATATTTGCGGTGAATGGTCAATGCCAGAAAGGTTCAGTAGCCATCTTTCCCGGTTGCCTAATGCCTGGCAAAGCCATGCGATTATTTATTCGATGAAGGGAGCAAAGTTTGTTATTGATAACTTTAATCCTGACACATTCCCGGTATATGATGAATGGTTGCGGGTTAATATGATGCCGATGGGTAATGTTTACTTATTAACGCCAATGATATGCTACCAGCGCCCGATATATTCGGACATTTGGCAGACGGAAACGAATTATACGGCTGTTCATTTTGCGGGAAATAAATATTTAATGAACAGGGATAAATTTGCAGCTATATGATACACTTTATTACTTATAGCGGTGACAATATGAGCCGAAGCCGGGAGGTGTGTGTACAGGCTGCTAAAGAGCATGGGGCTGTTGTTATACATGAATATACAAATGCAGATATTGATAACCATTTTTATATAAATAACATCGATATCCTAAACGAAACTCGTGGTATCGGTTTTTGGTTATGGAAGCCATATTTTATTAACGAAATTATTTTAGCTTTAAATGATGGCAATATTCTTATTTACTGCGATGCCGGGGTAAAGATTATTGAGAATGTAAACAGGATTATTGAAGTCATGGATCAGGACATTTTCCTTTTCTCAAATGGGCATCAGCACATTCATTGGTGTAAGGCCGATGTTATGCAGGCTATTTTAGGCAGGCAGATTGACGATACGGTTCAACAGGTACAGGCTTCAGTAATATTTTTTAAGGTCAACCGGAACACAAGGAACTTAGTTAAAGAATGGTTACTATGGTGCCAGATGCCGGGGTTTATTGATGATAGTCCTTCTAAATTACCCAATCACCCGGAGTTTGCACAACATCGTTACGATCAGGCAATACTTACCTGCATGGCTATTAAATATGGCTATAAACAGCATTGGTGGGCAGATAAGTTGTGGTATGAATCGCAGCGTTACCGATGGCCAGAAGATCATTACCCGGTAATGTTTGAACATCACAGGAAAAGAAATCAGGGCGCAAAAACTAATCCGGAGGGTCCGACATGGTAATAAGAACTGAACTTTGTCAAACTAAAGACACCTATATTGAAATATTACAGGTAGTAATGTCCTCGGAAATAGACCGGGTGGCGCCTATAATAGTATGTGGTATTTTTAAAATAAAACCAAAGGATGGGTATTCTATTAATGATCTTTGGCTAAAAATAGTTCACGCTTATGATAATAGGTAACGGCGATATAGCAAGTGCAATAATAGACAGGGAAGATGTCAACTTTTTTGCCTCCGGTGTAAGTAATTCAGCCTGCACAGATTTTAAACAATTTAACCGGGAAATAACGTTATTGGATAAAATGCCTAAACACGTTCACGTAGTTTATTTTTCATCACTTTGCATTTATTACAGCCCTTCGTTTTATGCCAATCACAAAAAAATGATGGAAAGGATTGTAAGAACCTCATTTGATTCCTATACTATTGTGAGGCTGGGAAATATTTCGTGGGGAATTAATCCAAATACATTTATTAATTACTTAAAAGCGCATCTTGAAGCTGAGATACAGAATGTTTATAGGCATATAATAGACAAAGAGGAATTTCAATACTGGCTTTCAATGATAAGGGTAGGAGAAAGGGATATTATGAATGTCCCTGGTAAAATGGTTTGGGTGCCTGATTTTGTCATGGATCTAAAAATTAAAACTATTGGAAACAGTCAGTCTTAATCAGGATTCATTGCGCGAATGGCAGAATGAGGACATGGAACTTCTGCGTTATACCTATGAACTTTACCCTGAAGATTTTGTACTTGATATAGGAAGTTATTTAAAAGAATGGGGCAATGAGATTGTTAAGCGTTATGGTTGTTCGGTAGAATATTTCGACGCGCTGGATAATAAAGCGGCATGGATTTTTGACGGCAAGTTATCTTTCGGAGGCGCTTATTATTACACCTCAATGTTTGCCGAAGAAAAAACGGTAGAATATAAATGTGTTGATATTGCTCCTTACCTGAATAAAGAAATCAGGCTGGTTAAGATAAACATTGAAGGCGGCGAATACCAGTTATTGGATTACATTATTGAAAAAGGATTGATGAATAACATCGTAGATTTGCAGGTGCAGTTTCATTTAGTGGAGGGCGCTGATAGTGAAAGGGAATATGAGTTATTGGCCAAACGGTTATCGGTTACCCATGACTTAACATGGCGTTATCCTTTTTGCTGGGAGAATTGGACGATTAAAAAATAACTATGCTATCATTCGCAGAAAAATATGGTGATAATGTTACAAGTCAATTCGGGGAGAATAGAATTATTGACGAATGTATTAAACGGATTCAGCCTGAATTAAAAATTGCCGTTGAATTCGGGGCGCCAGACAGAATGTATTGCAGTAATATTTATCCGCTTATCGGTAAAGGATGGGATTGCTATTATTTCGATGATAAAACGAATGACCCCTATGTTACTAAAAAATTAATAACCGTTGATAATATAAATGGCTTGCCAAAGTGCTCGGTGCTTTCAATGGACACAGACGGGGCCGATTATTATTTGTGGCAGGCATATAACGGGCAACCAGATATTGTTGTAATTGAGATCAATAGTTCACTTCCGCCGATGGTAGATCATGTAAGCATGGAGAAGGGAGCCAGCTATATATCAATGCTTACTTTGGGAATCAGTAAAGGTTATTTTTTATTATGTCATACAGGGAATATGATTTTTATTTTGAATAAACATCGATATATGTTTCCTGAAATAAAAGGCGATGGAATAGAAAACTGGGAAGATTACTTTAATAAATCCTGGCAATGATTACCTCAAAATCACTTTCATCGGGCGGGCTCGGCAGGATGGGCAATCAAATGTTCACCATTGCCGGGTGTATCGGAATTGCGCTTAGATCGGGGCAGTCCTATGCCTTCCCCGCATGGATAACGAAAGACAATGAGATATTCGGACAAAAGCCAGATAATATTAACGATTACCTGGTTAAGTCTTTACCTCCCCTTGCGGATTGGAGTAACTTTTTGGACTACGGTTACTTTTGGGGTTATAAAGACGTTTATTTGCCGATTGGCAACTGGTCGATAGATGCGCATATGCAATCAGAAAAATTCTTTAAATCTTATATAAGGACAATACGGGAAACATTTACTTTCAAAGATGAACCAGAACAGAATGACTATGTGGCGATTCATTACCGGGCCGGTGATTATATAGATAACCCTGACGCCCAGCATCCGAGATGTTCTAAAGAATATTATGAAAAGGCAATAGCATTATTCCCGGAAGAAAATTTTTTTGATGTTTATACAGACGATAAAGAAGCATTCACCGGTTTGGGAATAAAAGCAAATTTCCGGTTTAACGGAAGATCAAATTACATAGATGATTTTAAATATTTAAAAAGATCAAAATCTTTCATTTGTGCAAACAGTTCTTTTTCTTTAATGGCGGCAATATTGGGAGATCATCCTGAAAAGAAGATTGTTTGCCCTCGAAGGTGGTTCGGTTCACAGATGCCGCCAGAATTTAATACCGATGATATTTACCCCGAAAACGCTATTATACTTTGAATATACTTGCCTCCGTTCACCTTTATTTACCTACCCATAACTGCGGAAGTGAGGCAATGCTTCACCATGTCTTTAAATACCTTATTTCAAAAGGACATCATTGCCGTGTTATCCTTCACAGAGATTTAGACATAGCAACTCCTTATGAATGGGAAGGCGTTGAAGTATTCGGGTCAAAGCCGGGGACTATGGCAGATACCTATCGGTGGGCAGACGTGATTATTACTCATCTTGACTTTACTCAGTTTACTATCGTGATGGCAAGGGAAGCCCGGCGTCCACTGGTTCATTTCGTTCATAACGATATTCCTTATAGTTCAATAGTAAATAATTTTGGTGGCGTTTCAGCAGTCTATAATTCAGAATGGATAAAAGAAAAGATCGGTTATACGATACCTGGGTTCGTTCTACATCCTCCCTGCGATGTGGCCTTTTATGATACCGGGGCAACGGTTAAAGAACTTTTTGACCGGGAATATATTACCCTTATTTCTTTAAATGAACGAAAGGGGGGCCATTTTTTTTACCAAATCGCAAAGGAGATGCCGGATAAAAAGTTTATGGGTATAATAGGCAGTTATGATAATCCGGGTCCGCTTAAAAAAACTCAGGTAGATATTATTAATGAACTGGTACAGTTACCCAATTTTACCCTTGTCGCAAATACACCGGACATTATTTCATCCTATAAAAAGACGAGGATTTTACTAATGCCCTCTGACTACGAAAGCTGGGGCAGGACGGCTACTGAGGCGATGTGTTCTGGGGTCCCGGTGATCTGCACCCCAACACCTGGACTAAAAGAAAACTGCCGGGATGCGGCTGTATATATCGGCAGACCCATTGAAGATTGCAAACCCGGAGATGCACAGGTCGAACTTGGCGAGGTGAAAGACTGGGTTAAGGCTATCCGCAAATTTGATGACTTTAATTACTACGAAAAATATTCGTTACTTTGTAAAGCGAGAGCAAAAGAACTTGACCCATTAAAAGAATTGGAAGCCCTCGAAAATTTTCTACATGACAGGAAATTTGATTATAGATTGCAAACGAGTTGAAAGCAACCCAACGGAGCCGGTTACGGTTCAGGATATTAAAGACCATTTAATTATTACATCATCCGACGACGACGCCTTACTGGCGAGGATGAATATACAATGCCGGAAGGCTATCGAAGATTATTGTAATATCTCAATAGTTCCAAAAACAATTACTCTTATTGCCGATTTATATAAGGATTGGGAGTTGCCTTATGGCCCTGTGACAGGTATTTTGGGCGTTCAAACCAGAACAGGAAATGAAGGTAGCGGTCCGGGGACATATAGCACTTTAACTTCGGGCTGGACGACCGACGGCAATGAATTCCTGACCTTTCAGCCTGCAAAGATTGGCAACTTTAATCCGGGTGCCCCTTTTGTCGGATATTTTCAATGGGGACCGTATGCAACGCCGTCGAGACCGCAGAGTTATGCAAACAGGTATAAGATAACTTATACTGCAGGCTATTCACCGGTTCCTGATGGGCTGAAGTTGGCGATATTAAATGAGATTGCTTATCGGTATGAAAATAGGGGTGGTGATCCAAATTTAAGGGCATCTGCATTCACCCAACAAGGAGTATGTGAGCCCGCCCGGATATTAGCTGATCCTTACTTACGTCAATTATGGTTTTAGAAAACTTTTCCATAGGGCAGATGCGTTCAAAGGTGACGTTCATGGTAAACAATGCGGCAACCAGTGCAAGTATTACAAGAGACGAAGTTATTACCGGGGGCAAAAATGATTTTTATTCAGTATTACTTGTAACCCGTGGAAGGATGCGGAATAAAAGCGGAAGTCGAGGCTTATTGTTAGGCATCCTTGAGGTAAAGGATCAATTTGAACTTATCTGCCGATTTCAAAGTTCTTTAGAGGCAAATATAAAGTCGGATACAAAGGTTGTAGTTGATGGGCAGACTTACACAATATTTGGATTTAATAAATTTGATGAAATTAATCATCTCTATATTTTTTATTTGAATACTTCCGACGCTCTTATTAATATTTCATCGCCAACATTAGGTCCAGAATTGATTACAAATGGTGGTTTTACTGGTAATGATAATAATTGGGAAACAGATGGAACGTGGTTCTACGATAATAATAAAATGTCATTTATTGGAACTGGAGCAATGGGACAATTACGTCAGTTGGGGCCATTAACGGAAGCAACGTTATATAGATTATCATTTAATATTACTGGAACAGTTGGGTTTGTGACTGCTATTATTGGTTCGATTGGTACAAACTCTCATAAATCTTTTAATGCTGGTGATGGTAATGTTTATTTTGATGCAATATGGACAGAGGGGTATAAGGTTACTTTTTTTGCAGGTCTTGGTTTTGATGGATCAATAACAAATGTTTCAGTAAAGAAAATATTATAATGCCTAACCAAGTAACCATATCTGGGTTTAAAGAGTTCGGTGATAAGATGAATAAACTGGCAACGCAATGGCCGGGTGCTTTAGATAAACTTGCAGGAGAGGCGGCTGGTAAATGGGCAA